AGTACACGGTTACGAGTAAAGGCCGTGTCATTTTGGAATCAAAGAAAGACATGAAAAAGCGGGGCCTCCGATCACCAGACCGGGCGGACGCGCTTGTTTTGGCATTCGCAAAAACCGGAATGGTCATTGATCCGGCTGCGGCCGGCTTGTTGAGAGGAGGGAGAATATATGGCTAATGTGTTTGGTAAGATCGCGGGTGAGATGTCCCGGCTGCGTGGTGGGATTGTAAATCTGTTAAATGGATTTGGGTGGAGTCTGTACGGCGGTATGTTCGGCGGGACTTACACGCTGGACACTACCAGAGTAGATTATAAATTTGCACGCGAGCTTTATGATAACACCGCCGAAAATTATAAACTGGGCGCTGGTTTCGCCAAGAAGATCGTAAATGCTGCAGTTGGTTTTATGGGACTGCCTGACGTAAAGAGCGCTGACGAAATGGCCCAGGAACGTCTGCAGGAGTTTTTCAAACAGAACCGAAGCAAGGCGCAGCGAACGCACTTGAATGCGATTCGGGAAGGGGATTGTTTCGTTTGGCTGACTCGGGAAGGCAATGGCGATCCGCTCTATCCTGAAGATCGGAAACGCATCGTGTACAACATCATCCCTCCGGAACAGGTCAAGGGTATTAACAGGGACCCCATAACCGGGAGGGCGATCGAATACATCCTGGAGTCAACAAGCGAGTGGACAGACGATTCAGGGGCAAAACGTCGGGCTGTGATTAAGCAGCGGATCAGCGCGGAACGCCGAAAAATTGAGATTGAGGGCGATAAACCGCCGGAACTGGAAGAGGGGGAAATACTGAATCCATGGGGGTTCATCCCGATCATTCATTTCAAGAACGAAACGGATGAAACTATGGCATTTGGTAAATCGGATCTCGAATCTGTTGAACCCTTCTTTAAGATTTACCATGACGTGTTTCTGCATGCTGTTCAGGGGTCCAAGATGCACAGCACGCCGCGGCTTAAATTAAAGCTCAAAGACGTCGCGGCATTTCTTCGGAACAATTTCGGCGTCAATGACCCTGCTGATTTTGCAAAAAAAGGCGGGACCATTAACCTCAATGGTCACGAATTAATACTTCTTCAATCCGAGGAGGATGCCGGCTTTATCGAGGCGAAGTCTGCTACCGGGGATGCTACTACGCTATTGGAGTTTATTTTCTATTGCATTGTTTCTGCGTCTGAAACGCCTGAATTTGTGTTTGGCGTCCATACGCCGTCTTCATTGGCTTCAACGAAGGAGCAGATGCCGGTCTTCATACAGAAGATCGAGCGGAAACGTCAAACGTTTGCTGATTCATGGCAACTCATGTGCCGCATGGTCCTGGCCATGATTTCGCAGGCCGAGAATATCTCATTTTCCACGTATGAGACAGATCTGGTCTGGGAAACAATCGATCCGCGGGACAGCAAGGACGTGGCCACGGAGATTAAAACGATTGTTGAGGCGCTCGATAAGGCACTTGCCGGCAGATTTATATCACTTGAGGCTGCAGTTGATTTCCTTAAAGCTTGGATCGATACGATGCTGGATTACGAATCGGATGACGAGGAAATCCCAGGCGAGAAGGCTCGAATCGTCCAGACCGCCCTATTCCTTTCGCGACTTGAGGACGGAGAAGGACTGGATAGAGAAAAAAGGGAGCTGGAGGTGTAGTCCGTGGCAGATGAGTTCTCCGCGCAGCGACTCCTGGAACAACTGAAATTGATCGCCGGACCGTACGCTCACTTTGCCCTGGCCGCACGTAAAAAATATGTCGACCTTCGGCTGCGTCAGGACCAGGCGGTCCGCAGTATATTTATTCGATCTGCCGATAAAATCGCCAAGGAGATTCGCAGGCTTAAACGTCTGGGTACTGGCAGCGAGATGAACATGCGATACCTGGTCGCGTTACGAAACTCACTGAAGCAGTATGGTATCGGCGAATCACTCACGGAGCTGCTGCAGAAGGACATCATTAAAGCTGTTGAAGCGGGCTCCACCTATAGTATGGAAGTGACGATGGACCAGATCAGCAAAACTAAGCTGGCTAAGGCGCCATTGCAGCGTTCATTTTTTCGTGTTAACGAGCGGGCGGTTGAAGCGGTCTGGGCACGTACTCAAAACGGGCTCCACCTCTCAGACCGGATTTGGCAGAAAGACCAGAAATATCGGATAGCCATGAGCGAGATTATCCAAGACGGCGTTGCCACCGGTGAGGACCCGGTTGAGACTGCCAGGCGGTTGGAAAAATACGTACGTCGCGGCCGGAAGACGCTAGCTGTTGACTATCCTGAGATGATGGAGCGAATGGGAAGTCGGATACCGCAGGATATTTCCTATGAGACTCTCCGACTCGTCCGGACGGAAACGGCTGCCGCCTTCGGGGAAGGGACGATCGCTGCGGCGTCGGTTTCGCCGTCCTATACCGGCATGAAGTGGGTTTTATCCGGATCGCATCCGGTACCGGACATTTGCGACGAGTTGGCGAATGCCGATCATGGTCTAGGAAAAGGTGTTTGGCCGCCCGGACAGGAGCCGCCGATGCCGGCACATCCAAATTGCCTATGTGTTTTGATCTCAGTCCATGAGGACACGGACAGCTTTATGCGCCGTTTGAACGAATGGTCCAAAGACCCGAAGAAGCACCCGGATTTGGAAGATTGGTACACGAACATATATTCCGCAGTGGAATAGATTTCCTTGTCGTAGTGAGTTATTATATAGTCGTATTTTCTATTTTAGGAGGTATGTTTGTGTCGGATAAGGGTGGTATAGAGTTTGAGTTCCCGTTGATACCTACTGCAGAAGAGCTTCGTCAGATGTGGAAAGATCGAACTAGGGAAAAGCTGTTCATCATAGATGGAACAACGAAAGATATGAAGGAACACCTCAGTAATAAGGGTTGGGACAAGGTAACCATCGCTGTTATTCCTGTTTCAGAAGCACATGAAGTCGAGGAGCATAAGGAAATTGAACTAAATGATTTTCACTTTAGCCACCTTGGAGTGTCTGGTGAAGGCATGCTTATTAAGGATACCGATGAAGTTGTAGCATTCCAAAGTCATTACAATGTCATGGCCAATATGGTTGGACGGAATGATTCGGAAATTACTGATTCTCCGGAATATGGGAGGTGCACAATAACAGTAACGAAGATAGAGGAGTCGCTCAAATGAGCGGCTTTTTCTTTTGCCTCTGAAAGGAGTGAGACGATTTGAAGGAAGTTATTTTGACGGAAGAGGAGCTGCGCGCCAAATGCGCCGAATGGCAGAAAACCCTTCGGCTTCAGGATTGGATTGTAGTCGTTGAGATTAAGCGAGGCAGGGACATGCCAATCCATAATGTGTGTGGGTCGTGTTCGTGGGAACTAACACAGAAAATGGCTGCAATTAGTATTCTTGATCCGATCGATTACCCACCAGATGCAATTGCACCTAATGACATGGAATTAACACTAGTTCACGAATTGCTTCATCTTCATTTTTGTTCACTTGAACCAGATGGAGCTAGTGTTGCAGGGGAACAGGCCATTGAGTCTATTAGCTGGGGCTTAATTGCTTTAGCTAGGAGAGGGGGTGAAACGAAAAAATGAAGATTCTGATTTGCGGCGAGATGGCGGAGCAGAAGAGTAACCTTTTTCGCTTATTCGCTGGTATCTCCGGCGAAATGAGCGTGGATGATATTCCTCCTGCTCCTGGGGTGGACATCGATGCGATCAAGCAAGGGGATAACGATCCACTTGAAGTTGTCGTGGAGGTCCCGGTCGGGAAGTCGAAGCGTGGCTGGAATTACACCCATAAGGCGCTGAAGGATATCGTTGACGCCGTTAACACAAGGACGCTGGCGGGCTTCAAGGGCCACCAAAAGCCCGAAGATGTATCAAATCAGTTTATCGACCCCGCAACCCACTGGATTGGTGCGAAGATGACTGAGACCGCAGCGTACTTCCGGGGGATCGTCGACAAGAAGGAAGAAGACCTGAAGCGCTGGATTAAGGGAAAACGCATCAAACAGGTAAGCATCTTTGGTCGCCCAACGCTTAAAAATGTCGCTGGTGAAACTCAGGTAGTTGCCTATGATCCCCTCTCAATTGATTGGACACCCCTGGACAGGATGGGGATGCCGACGCGCATCGTCGCAGCAAGTGGGGAGATGTGGGATTTAGACGGGGTAGGCCCCGGGGAAATGAAAGGAGATGGTGAGCAAGTGGAATGGGCTCAAGTAATTGAAGAACTGAAGAAACGTCACGGCAACAAAACGATCACGTTGGGAATGATTGCTGGTGAGATGGGATTAACCAATGATCAAGTGATCGCTGAGCTGACG